GCGGCCCAATCGTTCCGCTATTCTGACACTGCGCACCCCAAATAAAAATAGATCCGCCAGTTGATGCGTTTGTAATATCGTTGTTTGCGCTGTAAGTATGGGTGGTTTTATTAGTGGCGGCAAAAGCTTGATAAACATTCGTAGTGGTGTTGTACGTGACTGAACATCTCCACCAACCATTTCCAGCGCTTGTAATTGAGTTTGAAGTGCTGGCAGGGGTGCCGTTCGTATTGCTCGTGACTACTGTGCCGGTTTGTAAGTCAAATAAAACTCCATAATTGGTACCACTTATCCCTCCATACAACCACAAATATCTGAATGAGTTTTGCTTTGCGTACAGACTGACCGTCTTTATACCTGCGGCAGCAACTTCCTGGTACGTAAAGTTATTGGCAACATTGTTTGAATTTAGTTGTGCTCCTGTAGCAGTTCCGCCAGGCGCGGTTGTGACGTTATTGACCGTAGATGCACCACTCCCAACAACCCAGCCACTGACACCATTGACAAAAGATTGTGAGGCTGCAAAAAGATTCTCGTACCCAACAAAATCAAGCAGCGCCTGAGTGTCTAAATCTTCACCGACAAATCCGACATCAAGCAAGGCGTTATCTTGCGAGCGGCGTACTTGCACGGCCTTGGTAGCAAGTGCGTTGATCTTGCGCAGTGAATAAGCTGCGACGGGGCTGACGCTGAGGCGGTCGAGGATAAAATTTAATCCACCCCAAAACCTATTCCGACTCCTTGAGCGGGTCAGCGGGAACATTAGTACCCTTCGCCGCTCATGATATGGAGCGAACCTCCACCGGCTGGTGCAATATAAGCTATCGTGTCGTGTTGCCCATCTTTTGACAACGCAATTTGTGTATTGGGAGGCACCGTGTAATCTGCGATTGTCGCTGTTAACGGATTATTCCCAACTCGGACGTAAGACACTACAGACGCGCTTAGGTTTGTAATCACTAACGCTTTATTACCAAGTCCGATAGTGCTTGATGCCGATGCAACACCTGGCGCTACCGTAACGCCCGAGCCGTAGGCCGGGTTAAATGCTGCTTGAACTGCCATTTTGCCTCCGTTTACAAAGGGTTAGTATTGATAGCATCGGAAATCTTGCCCATCAAAGTTTTATCGCTCCATCGCTTGTCAACTTCAATACCTAGTTTTTCTGCCTGCTCTAGCATTTCGTCTCTAGTAGGCGGGGCGTTATTGTCTACAGTTTCGTTCGATGATTCGGCCAGACCAATAGCCTCAAGATATGATTCTTTCCATCCCTCGGCCAAAGCATTACTTAGCTCATCCTCTGATACGCCTTTGCAGTCGTATGTTTTACCGGGCGTGGCGAAATGAGGGCCAGGGCTTCGATAAACAGCAATCATTTTTTTGCTTTCTTTTCAGCTTTTTTTGCAGATGACAAAGCAACAGCCACGGCCTGCTTTTGTGGCATACCTGACTTCATTTCCTTGGAAATGTTTTTGCTAATCGTTTTGCTCGAATAGCCTTTTTTGAGCGGCATGTCATTCCTTAAAAAAAGGGGAGACCTAAGCCCCCCCTTGTAGGTCAACCAACGCGATAAGTGACGAAGGTATCAACTGCGGTTTTACGAGTGCGGAAACGTCCTGACGTGCCCGTTGCCACGGCACCGGCACCGACAACCGTATGCCCAGAAGCGGCAGCGGTCACGGTGAAGGTGTTGGGTCCAGTATTAATTACCGCCCACTCGAAAGACTCATCAACCAAAAACTGAGTTGCCAAATCGGTAATGGCACCAGTATTGAGCGTAGCGACAACAGCCGCCGCTGTGGATGATGTAACAATGCCGGTCAAGCAGAGCGCGGCGGTCAGTGTGCCGGTTGCGTTCAAAACGCCTGGAGTTACTTGAACCGGAGCCAACAGACGCTGCTGCTGAACAACAGGCGAAGCGCCGACTTCGTACAGCACCTGCACGCCGCCAGATGCATCAATGACGATTTCAGCGCCTGACGTATATGGGCCAAACACTGTCTGCCCGTTTGTCACAGTTCCCAAAACCGTAGCCTGTGACGGATAGTTAGGAAAACCAACCAAGCGAGAAACAGTGCATTGACCTTGGCAATATACCGCCACGCTTTCGTTAGCGGGGATGGAAACCTGAACGGTTCCTTGAGTCAAAAGAAGTGAAGACATGATTTATTCCTTTCTATTAAGGCTGACTAAACATGATGATTCCTGACATTTGGGGCTGTTTGTTAACAACGCCATAAAGGGTATCAAGTCGGTATTTTGTTTTCAGGGTGTTGATGTCGGTCTGTTTCGTCATGACCAATTCAATGCCCTGATCGGTAGTTGAACGCATAACCGCCGCACCCGCATCGCTGGGAACAGCAATACGTCCCGGCAGAATCTCTAGCGCGTCTTTTTGCCAAAACGGATTCATCGCGGCGGCGGCAGTGTTCAAGAACACAATGGGAGCCGTTCCGGACGTTGCGGAAATCACAACGTTCTGGTATTGCGCTTCTGCATCGCTACCGCCCTGGTTGCTGATGATCGGGGGGCTAATCACCAAAGTTGTAGAACTTGGCACAGCAATAACACGGAAGGTTTTGAGTACGCCAGTGGATGCTTTTGTGATTTGGTGGCAAGCAAACACGTTACCAAAAGTGCACGAATCACCAGCGGCCACGTTTGTGGTGCTGCTTACTGTGACGGTTTGGTAGCGGTTGTCAACGTTCGATGACTCACCGGTGGCAGACACCGAAGTAGCGCGGGGGACATAGAAGTTGTTTGCAGCAGGCAAGGTAGAGATTGTCAAACTACCGCCACCAGCAGCAGCAGCTTTGCGTACCGAGTAGTCAAGCTTGTAAGTCTCAAACGAAGCCATGCGGCCAACATAGGCGCGGCGCAATGCTGCATCGCTGATCTCGTTGCCAAAACTACGAGATGCTTTTGCAAGATCAGAAGCCATGCCGTTGTAATCACGAGTAGAAAGAGCGAGATAACGGTCGTAATCAACAACACCCTGCTCATTCATCACTGCATCACATTCGGCAATGTCATCAAAACCAGATGCAGCGCCGGTACGCTTGACGAACAAAGAACCCTGCAATGCAGCAACGTTCATGATTGCCACGTTGATGTCAGATGCAAGTTTCTGTTTTGCAGAATCGCCCAAGCGGTTTTCTTGCAGCGCATCGCGCAATTCTGTTGCGGTCATGATCCAAGGTACAGAACGAGAAAAACCGATAGTCGCAGGTACTGACAACTGGGTGTAGTCATCAAAGTTGGTTGTCATATCCGTTCCAGCGTAGCTGGTCGAGATATAAGGCTGGGGACGCCACAAAATGTTATTTGTGCGCTCCATCATGGTTTGATCCGTATTAAATACGGCTACGTTGCGGGACAAGACTAGCGCGTCTTGAAACCCCTCAAGAATATCCTCGAACGCAATGCGTTCCTCTTTACTGAATGAATTGGCCATTTAAAAGCTCCATTGGTTGAATAAAAAAAGGTATTAACTTCTCTACTCACCAATGGGCTGGCGGGGGCCATCAAGCTGCTATTTTTACGGGCTAGCGATACCCGTTTCGCATATTATGCCTTCTTTTGGCGTTTGTATGCATTAACTTTACTATTATCTCCAGTTTTTGCAGCTTCAGCGCGTAAACGCTCCAAAGTAGAATCAATCGAGCCGGATATTTTAGCGCCTCCCACAATTGTTTTTTCAGGCAATGTAGTCGGCTTTTTGCTAGTAACTTTCAATTCTTTCTCCAGTTTAGCCACGGCAAAAGCGAATTTTACCGGGTCTTTAATTTCTGCCAATTCCTGAGCCTTCTTAGGACGTTTTCCCAAAGCATAAACAATTAACGCTGGGTTTTCTGCCCCTTGCAGGATGACTCCTTGCTGAACAACGTTTAATGTTTCCTGAGTGACTGATTCAGCCTCTTCAAAATCCTTAACGCGCAATTCTGCACGGCTTTTGCTATATCCGGCTAGTTTTTCTTGCCAAGCGCGATTCTGCTTTTCTATTTCAGCTTCTTGCCTAGCTTGCTGCTCGTCTATTGATCGCTTTTGCTCAAACCAGCCTTTATAGGCTTTTTTAAACTCTTCAGCATCGTAGTCGTAATCTTCGAGTGTTGGTTCTTTGCCTAAACTTACAGCTTGTTGCGGGGCTGATTGCTGTAACCGGCCATGCAGTTCTTGATTCTGCCTGCGTAGCTCTCTGTTGGTTTTTCGCAACTCTCGCACCCATTCAGGGGCGTGGCCTTGCTCTTCTTGCTGTGGTTCTTCATCGCCAATACTGACGACAACATCCTCTTCAGCTTCTAAGGACTCAGGGTTTTCCTTTAGTTCTTTTTGGGTTTCCTCAAGTTCTTCAGGTGTATCAACCGCCTGATCCTCAATAAGCTCAATTTCATCTTCCATCATCTTCTCCAAAACTCACCCGAAGTCGGCCAGGTGGACGCCGTTATTTCATGAAATTTGCTAGACCTTGTTTGAAATCGTCTACTGATAGCTGTACCGGCTGACCGTTGCGCTCTAAAATGGTTAGCGCGGATTCATTGCCAGGCATCAATAAAGAAGCATCAACATTATTTTCTTTAAGTTGCTGGCCTAGCAATTGTTTTAAACGATTTAAATGCTCCCGTGTAAGTTGAGACTTTTCCAAATTTGCAATGGCGTAAAGTTCAGTTTCTAATGGTTTTGCTGCTGCAAATATTTCAGACCTGCTTGCACCTTCCGGCAAACTTTTTGCAGCGATTTTTATATATTCGCCGTTAAGTAATTGATTTTGCAGCTTGCGAACTTGATCCGGTATAGTATTTTTTGGCAAAACCTTGTCGGAAATTGGAACTCCCATATTTTTAACAGATTTAAGCATTTCTTCAAATGTAGCCCCCGTGTGCGGATCAACAGAATAATCCGCGCCGTGAACATTTCTATGGTCGCTAATCCTTACCGTGTAAGAATCTAACGGGCTAGCGGGGTTATCAAATGTAAAATATCTTGCTGGTGACAAATTGCTTTTTTCATAAGAGTACTCAACGCCAGCGTCGTCAAGCAAACGACCAAATCTTTCACTTAGTTTTTTAACGTCACTTGCGGTTTCTGGAATTTGACCAGAGGGCGTTTTTATCATTTTGGCCTCTGTGTTATTTGCCATGGCTTTAACCATTTCAGCAGGCAACCCGCCACGCTCTAAAGCACTGACGGCCATGCGCCCTGCTGCTGGCTCTAGTCTTTTACCGACAGCAGCAACACCAGAACTAACGCCACGCGCCATAGGGGGCAGCATAGGGCCAAGAGCCAAGGCAGTCTCTATCGTGTCTGGCCTCAGTCGTGTAGTGCCACCAATGCCGCCGGCTCCAGTCGTAAGCGGTTCGCCATAAGCAAGACGGTTTAATGTGTTGCTGATAGCTGGTGCGCTAAAGAAATTAGCCACTTCTTGCATTTGCTGTGTTCTTTGCGGGGAGTAAGTTGATCCGACAACATCAGCCAAATATCCAAGAACCGCATTTCTGGGAGTCGCCCTTATAAACTCAGTGTTTGGATTAACTGCCGTTTGAGCAAGGGCAGCATAAGCAAGCTCCTTGTATCTCGGATCAGCCACGTAGCATCTCCTGGATGCTCTTTGCGCTGTTTATTGCCAGGGTTTGGTCGTTGTTTTCAACGTTGCTCAGTGTCTCGATTGTCTTTGCCCTGCTTAGCTCAGCATCGGCCACGGTCTTGACAGTTGTTGCCCTAGCTTGCGCGGCCTTTGCCGTTGCTTCCTCTGCTGCTGCTTGCAGGTAAATAGCATTCGGGTCTTGTGGTTTTCCTTCAAGTTCAGCCATAAGTTCTTTGGCTTCTTTATCCGTAGGCTGAACAGCGCCCATACGAAGCAACTTTTTACGAAAATAAGCGTTTGTGTCGGATATTCCTTCGCCTTCCATGTTCGCCATTGCCATTGCAGTAAGAACCTGAGATGTTTCGGGGTCTTGCGTTAGCTGCATCATTCCGGTGAGTGCGCGAACTGTTGCCGCCTTTTTGCTCACGCTTGACGGCCCTACGCTAGAAACCACATCAAATAAAGCGCCTCCCAAATCGTTAGCATGACTAACCTTACCGGTTTCCGCGTCGATTGTCGGCTGCATTAGCTCGATCATGTCTGGATCGTTATCTTTGCTAATGGTCTTCATTTTGCGGCCATATTCAACGTAGACATCTCTAGCCATACCCAGCCAAATCTCACCGCTACGCTTCACGCCCTTTGCAAAGTTGGACATATAGATAAACGACTGCATATCTACACGCTGCTGGATCATCTCCACGGCTTTGCTTGAGATATTGCTTACCATTTTCTCAGCGTCCTGCTGATTGCCAAGAATGTCCTGCATGTCCTGCTCTGTGATTTGCAGCAGCGCGGCCATTGCTGGCGGGATTTCTGGACTCTTTGTATAAGCTATAGGGCCGCTTACTGTTTGCTCACCATTGGGGCCGGTGATCTGATTAACCAGCATGTAGGGATAGTTTTTGAGATTATCCTCAGCCCACATTACCTGATGACCGGCCACCTGCTCGGGAATAAATATCGGCTTGGATATGCTGGACATTGCGCTAATCTCGCCTAGCTTTGATAGCTGCATGTTTTTCAGGCGCATGATGTCTTTAGCAAGCCTTACATGCCCCATGCATCGCTCTACACCGTCCACATACCAGCGTTTTCCGTAGACAACAACAATGGGGATGTTTTTTCCTGCGATATATCCGCAGTCTTCAAGAATCTTGCCGCCGGACATAATGTACTTATGTACGCGCTTTGCCTTGATTTTCTTTTGCCGGATTTCTTTACTTCCTACAGCTGCCAAGGTTTGCTCTAGAGTTTCATCACGCTCAAAATCCAATTCTCTGTACCTGGCCTCTGTTCCGTCGATTGATTCAAATATTCGGATTGTTTCGTATTTTTCCTCAATCCGGTAATATTCAGCGATATAAACAACATCCGGCGTACACCAGTCAAATTCGGATTGATGGATTGTTTTAGGCCAGCTTGCAGGGTCATCGTTCCAGTCTTCTATATAAGCCGACTTGGCAACAGCGGTAATGACAAAACACCTTTTAGCGTCTGATTTGTCTTGACGTTTGGCATTAAGGTCAAAGAATACGCTGCTGTCAGCATCGCTAATAGGCTCGAAAACAATACGCTGATTATCGTTTTCGGGGTCTTCAT